TTATGACATCACACAAACTCTCCGTTGGAAGATAGGTCGACAAATCAAGGAAGTCATCAAGAATCCACATTCCGCTATCTGTATCACCATACCATCAGAAGGTGAAGAGGGTAACGTTGACCTGAAGATAACTCCACTTTCAGTACAAACCGAAGAGGGACACTTCAGAATGTACCGTAAAGACACTCGTGATGAAGTAATACATGCTCACCATGTCGACCCATCACGCCTCGGAATCTTCGACAGCGGTAACCTCAATGGATCCAACAGTGAATCCACCATGAACAGTTACAAGTATGGTACTATCGCACCAATCAAGTCTGAATGTGAAGCATTAGTGAATCTCATCGGTGCTGAGTTAGGTGTCACCAGTTGGAAGTTCACTATTGAAGATGTAGCACCAATCGATTACACTAAGGATTTGGTATTGGCGGAGTTCTTGTTTGCTCGTGGAGCAATGACAATCCGTGAACTCATAGAAAACTTCGGTAGCAAGTTTGGATTAAGTGTCCCTGATGTAGATGACTACTACCTCAATGCAAGATACTTAAACAACCAACCATTAGAAGCCATATGGAACATGGCAGAACCAGACCCATTCATGGAAGTAAACGGAATACTCGCAAACCTAGAAGAAAGTGTAAGAGGCGATACCTTTGAAGAAAGCAATGAAAGCGAAGAGACAGATATTAGCTTCGAAGATAAGCAAGAAAAGGTCGCAACTGAATGAAAAACAATTAACCCTTGAAGTATCACAACACTTCAAAACAATCGAAGCGGAAGTCCAAAAAAGACTCCAAGAGTACGGCACATCTGTCCCATTACTACAAGGACAAGTGAACATGATCCTATCACCAGTACGTGAATCTCACCCTGAATATTATGAGATTATCAAACGACATGTACTGGAAGAATTCGAATTAGGTCAACAGGAAGGTGACAGAATGGTTGCCTTAAACACTCCAGATGTAACTGAAAGAGTGATAAACGAAATAAGAAGAAACAACCTATTCGGCACATTACGATACAGTGAAGACTACTTATTACAACACAGATTTGAAGCAAGTGCATCTACCTTAAACCGTGTAGACAGTTCATTAAATCAAATCATATCCGATGGTTACAAATCCGGAAAAGGAATCAATCAAGTAGCAAATGACATAACCAGAAGATTCACACAACATGGGAACTATGAATTCCTATGAAACATTAGGAGTGGAATACACTCAATGGATTGCTGCAAACGATGACAGAACAAGAGACTCTCACGTTGAAGTTGACAGAGAAATCATTCCATTCGGTGGAACATATAGTAATGGTCTTCAATATCCTGGTGATATGTCTGGTCCGATTGAAGAGTGGATTAATTGCAGGTGTAGTAATGCACCGTTTGTTATCCCTTATGGGTATGTGGCTCCACCTTTCAGTCCGTTCCATGAGGAAGATTTAATCAAACTTTAACTCTATTTTTCTAATTTCTCTAACTGTATTATGAAGATACCATTATCGTAAGGCGTGGTGTCTTCACTACCTACCCCCTTATTATTCTTATGAAATCAATTACACAGAACAGTGATGGAACCATCAATCTCACAGCACCAGTAATGATACCAGGTGCACATGATTGTGATTACGATAATGGTGAGCCACCACTAACTGAACAACAAATCCGTGAATTCGCTAAATCCTATGAACGATACCAATTCATAGATCATGAGCACGGACTCACACAAACCGGCATCAAAATTGGTGCTCCGGTGGACTCATTCTTACTAACCGAAGACACTACCATGACCACAGTGACAGGTGGGCAGAAGACCTATCCTAAGGGTTCTTGGTTTGTAACTTCACAGATAACCGACCCCGATGCTATAAGTAATGCGTTGGCTGGTGGTTATACTGGTTACTCTGCAAGTGTCTTCACTCAATCAAGAGCCGACGAATATTTGGAAGCTTTGAAAAGTGAACCGGATACTCCGATGCCTTGTAGTTGTAAAGATGTTAGTAGTAGCGGTAACAGTCTGATTAAGGACGTGCCTGACCCAGTAGTACTATCCGTAAGCCTCGTAAAGAGTCCATGCCTACATGATAGTGAATTCTGTGAAGTAAATGGTGATATAATGGAAGAAGATGTTAAATCATTAAAATCTAAAGTGCTCTCTGCTATGGGTATGACTGAGGAAGCAGAAGTTGTAGCATTGAAATCTGAAGTCACTGAGTTAAAAGGTGAAATCGCTTCAATGAAATCTGACTTTGCTGAAGCTTTGAAATCCATGCAGGAAGAGTTCACTAAGACTTTAACCGAAGCTTTAACTCCAGTAACTGAAGAACCAGTTGCGGAAAAATCCGAAGAAGCACCGGAAGAAGTCAAAGAACCAGCAACCGAAGAAGTGGAAGTTGCTGAAGAAGTCGAAGAAGAAGTGGAAGAAGCAACCGAAGAACCGGTAGCGGAAAAAGGCGAATCCAAAGCAGAACCAATCCACGATAACTTATCTGCTGAGAAATCCAAACCATTTGATTTCTACGCATATATGGGAAGAACCCCAAGAGGAACCCGTAAAAGATAATTTTTATTAATTCAAACCAAAAAAGAACGTGATATTCATGACCAACGAATATATTTTATCCCAATTAGTAAACGAACAAGAAAAAGAGGTTTTCAAGTCCATGAGAGGGGGCATGACAACCGCAAAAGCAATCTTAAACGAAGAACAATTAGCAATGTTCCTTCGTCCTGCAACAATCAGCCAAACCATCTTAAATGATGCTTCATTCAAAAAAATGAACAAACCAAGTATGGTTGTTTCCTCTGCTAAAGTTGTAGGTAGAGTATTACAAACCGGTTACAAAACAGTTAATAATGAACAAGTCACTCAAGACCAATTAACTCCTGCGACTATCGGTTTCGGTAAAGCAGAATTAAATGCTACCAAATTAAAAGCATTAACCGCTATCCAAGATGATGATAAAGAAGACAACATCGAAAGAGAACAATTCGAACAAACCCTCTTATCTATGATGGGTGAAGCAGTAGGATTAGACCTTGAAGCAGTTGCAGTATTCGGTGACAAAGACTATGTCGATGGCAGTTCCAATAAAGACCGATTATTCAGTACCATTGATGGATGGGTAAAATCCGCAACCAAAATCAAATCCGATGGTGCAAAAGGCTCAGGTACCAAAGACTTCGACTTAGCAGATGGAATCACCGCAATGTTCGACAAAATGCTCTACACCTTGCCTCAAGCTTACAGACAATCCAACCTCATGAAAGACTTAGTATACTATGTTCCTTTCGAAGTATTCAAAAACTACAGAAACTACTTAGTTGACAGAGAAACCGGTCTCGGTGACTCCACATTACTCAACAACCCTGAGTTAGAATACATGGGAATCCCAGTAAAATACGCACCAGTACTTGATGCTGCTGATGGTAGAACTGTACACGGTAATGTTGCTTCTATCTTAACTGTTCCTGAATTCCTTTGGTTTGGTGTGTATAAAGAAGTTTCAGTCGAGCCTAAGAGAGTTCCTGAAGATGAAGAAACTCAGTACTTCTACAGATTAAGATGTGACGCTTCTGTTGAATACACTGACTCTGTTGTAGTTGCTGATATTACCGCAGCAGAAGCAGCAGCATTATTATAAAAGGGTTGATGGCTCATGTCAATGAGTTTAAAAAAGAAAGTTAAAGACTTAGAAGCAAGAGTCGAAGCATTGGAACAAGAAGAACCAACTGCAGATGACTCCAATGAATAAATGGTGATGTTTTATGGCAGAAAAAAAGAAAACTGCTAAAAAATGGGATTTCACAAAAGACGGAAAACCATTCGAAGAATTACCAGTTGTCGTGAAACGTAACCGTAGGAATTTATACGAATACATTAGGACCGGTGAATTACCGGACTAATAATTATTTTTTTTTTACAAAGCAACAAATTTTTCCAAGATGTGATATTTTATGTGGATTAGTGTAGAGCAAGTGATAAACTTTCATGGTTTGAAACCAATGCACTTGAATCTTGAAAGAGATGACACAGAAAAACTAGACGAGATTGTTAGTGATTGGATTTCCCAAAGCGAAGATTTGATTAACACCTACACTAACAGGCATTACACAGATGAGAATGTTCGTGATGCAGTACGAAATGTATGTTTAAGACTAACCAGTAACATGGTGTCTTTGGCGATACAGAAACGTGACAGTCCAATTATCAAGGTGAATGACTGGACAATCCAAAGTGTCCCATCAGATATTTTCACCGAAGAATTGAAAGATGATCTAAAACCATTCATCAAAGACAGCAGTACCGAACCAAACTCAATAGGAGTACTGGCAATAACAGGGAATGATGAACTATGGTCACAATAACCATTGATGCCGATACATCAGCATTAACTGACAAGCTCAACCCAGCCACTATCGACAAAGTCAAAAGACAAGGCCTCGAATACAGTGCACAAGAATTAATCCGTGTACTCATGATAAACAGTCCAGTAGACCACGGATTATTAAAGATGTGGCATATCAGTGAACAGTCTGATGAGGAAGTACATATCCGTTCACCTGCAACTTATACCAGATATGTGAATGATGGAACACAACCCCATTGGATAGAACCGAAGAATGTTAAAGCATTACACTGGGACGGAAATTTCAGTAAAGGACATTATGTCGGTGGAATAACAGGTCGGCATTTTGTTGAAGATAGTATTGATGATGTGTCCGGTAGATTGGACGGTTATTTCTTAAAAGCATTACAGGAAGTGTTAGGGTGACAGTTAATATTCAGACTGGATTGGAGAACGTTCAGTTAGTGATGAAAGGTTGTATTGAATCAGAAATCTGTGAGAACGGTTTACTGGAAGATGTGGAGTCTTTCTTCACAATCTACAATGATGAAGACCATGTTGAAGAGCCTGTCATTTGGATGTACCAACATGAGACAAGAGCAGGAAGACAAGCAGATATTAGTAATACGATGGATTTAACAATCCCATTCCAATTCAATTGCTCAGTTTATGAACCTGAACTGGAAGATGCTAACACTGCCACTCAGAACCTTGCAACAAGAGTAATCCTAGCAATACTAAGGAACTGGCAAACAGTCCAATCAGAAATAATGCAGGGCAGGTTAATCAAGAATATCACATTAGAAACATTCTACCCATTAGGAACAATTGATGTTAACAACAAATCCGAACGCTTACCAGTCATCGGAGTCCTATTGAATGTGAATGTTATCGTAAACTGGAAAATGTGTTGCAAAAACTTAGGAGACTAAAACAATGGACAGAGGATTTGGTTTAGAATTAGAAAGCACCTATGGAGAGGAAGTCGCTAAATCCAATTTCGACCCATCATGGTGGAATCAAGCAGAATCCGTTGACTTCAAACTAAACGATGAACCAGTAACCCGCTCCGGTGGAAGCCGTATGAATAAAAGAGCAAGAGCTGGAATCATGAAGCCATCAGGTTCAACCACCGCAGATGCAGATTTACAACAATTAGCATGGTACTTCCGTGGTTTCCTTGACAATTACAAATACACTGCCGGCTCAGGTAGTGTTCACACTCATGAATACTGGGGAGGCGAAGGCAAAGAATTACCATCATTCCGTGGAATCGCAGTATACGATATGTTGAAAAAATACCTCTACGGATTACTGGAAGACCAATTAACCCTCGAAGTATCCAATGAGGGTATGAGTGTTGGAGCCGAATGGATATATAAAACCGAAAAAGCCGGAATTATTGGAGTTGGTGGTGAAACATTCACAGAACCTGATGCATTAACCAAGGAAGAAATCTTCATCATGTTCTATGATGTATCCTTGAAATTAAACAATGCAGCATTAGACGGTGTTTCCACTGCATTTAGTTTTGAGGGAAACAACAATCATGATGTAGATGGTACAATCGGATTAGGTTCAAGATATCCACAAAAAAGGGCATTAGCAGGTAAACGTGAAAACACATTATCCATTACTACTACCTTAACATCTGATACAGTAAGGTCAATATTAAACGCTGAATACGGTGAAGTCAATGCATTAGAACCGTCAAGTTGTAAATTATTACAATTACCATTAGAAGTGAATATTGCACACTGTGAAGATGCGGGCATCAGTTGTAAAATCTTATTCCCAAAATGTACAGTTCGTGTTGAATATGATATGAGAGGTGTTGACACCATCGAAGCAACAT